ATAAGGAGGGCAGGACTCTGAAAGGAGGACACAATGGAAAAAAAGACCGAACAAGAAAAAGGAGCCTACCGCATATATGGGGTAGAAATAGAAGACCAAGACGATTTACGATGTTTAGAAGAACATTTACCTCAATTTTTAGACACAGCAGATAGAAACGATAAAAAAATGGTCATAGAAATATGGCTTGAAAACACCTCTTAACAATGGGTAGGGACACTCTTTAAAGGGGGACTCCCTACCCCCATTTAAAAATATGATAGACATAAACACAAAAGGAAAAGGTTGTATTAAACAACCATTTGACGTAAGAGATTATCGGCTTGAAAAAATAGCAGGTAATTTTGATTTTAGTTTTTTTTCATTAAGAGATAAAATAATAAAAGTAAAAGATCAAGGGTCATCGGGTTCTTGTGTTGGTCAATCGTTTTCTTATTATTCAGAAATCCTTAATTCTATTGAAACCCAATCAAAGATACAACTTTCAGCAAGAGATGTGTATTCTAAAATATATTTAAAAGAAAGTGGGGCTTATTTAAGAGATGCCTGTAAAAAGCTTGTTTCAGAGGGGATTTGCTTAGAGATGAAGGTTGCTTCGTATAAGGCCGGAAACCCTCCCACAGAGGATTTTATGCGTAAAAGAAACGACATTAGCAAAGAAGACGAAGAAGAGGGAATGACATATTGGGCTAAGGGTTATTTTACTTGGAATCCATATAATTGGGAAATGCTTAAAAAAGCTATAAGGATTGGAAATGGAGCAGTTATTGGAGCTTTTGGGAATAATCCCTGTTGGCAAGAAGCGAAGCTAGAAGTTCCTGTTAGCGTTTATGCTTGTCCGTGGGCTCACGCTGTTTATTGCACAGGAGTAGTTAAGATAGACGGGAAAGAATATGTGGAATTTGTAAATAGTTGGAGCGATAAATGGGGAGATAACGGCTTCGGATATTTGCCAAAAGAATATGTTGAAAAAGGATTTATTTTTAATTGCTGGACTATTGTTGACAGAAACAATAATGAGTATAATGAAATAATAAGCAAAATTGACAAAATAAAGTTTGCCACTAGAAACTTGGCGGACTTAATAAGTCAATTTAAAAAATAATGGATTATTCAAAAAAAATAAAAAACTTGAAAGGGGACTTTTTTCCTAAAAGCTTTCCTACTACAAAAGAGTTAGAATCTCTTCCGAAAAAAGACGTTGATGGAGAGAATGTTCCGGACAGAGATAAGTTAGAAAAAGAAACAATTGGAAATGTAATTATAAGCGTTTTAGCTCAAAATGTTTCTAAGGACAAAAGAGATGGATTTTATTGTAATTTAATTGCCGATAGTGTTTTAAACGGAGGAAAAAAAGCGGAATTAAAAGATAAGTTAAGAAATTTTCTAATTGAGTGTTTGGAAAATGCCGAATTAAGAGAAGTTGATGAAGAAAACGAAAAGGGTAAAAATAAAAAAGTAGTTAAAGGGGTCTATCCGGGCTGGATAATAGCGCAAGTATTATCAGAGCTTGGAGTAGACCCAGAAAAATAATGGCATATTGTTCACTTGAAGATGTAGAAAACTATTTATTAATTGAAGTTGAGGAATCTTTTCAAGCACAAGTTGAAAGTTGGATTAGTGATATGGAAGAATTTATTGAAATGGAAACGGGGAGGGATTTTGAAGCAGATACAGTAGCATCAGATAAAAAGTATGAGATAGTTAAAAAAGACGAAGATGAAATTGGAAGATACAAAGAGTCGGTTCAAGATATTCATATTGATGAGTGTATTGAAGTTGATTCTTTAGAAATTGACGATAGTGCGGTTGATTCAGACGATTATATTACTTATCCGGCTAATTCTTTGCCAATAACTAGAATACATTTAACAGATGAATCGGGAGAAGTGTTCACAGAGGGAGAACAGAATATCGTTGTTAGCGCGAAGTGGGGATATTCGGAAAGTCCTCCAAGAGAAATTAAATTTGCTTGTATTGTTTTAGTAGCCGGTATTATTAATAACGCTTGGAGTTCCGAAGGAGAAGTTAGCTCAATGACAATGGGGAGATACACGGTTTCCTTTAAAGATGAAAAGCAATTAAAGGATTTTGAGCAAGTTAAAAGAATACTTGAAAAATATAAAAAACCGACATTATGATTGAGGATTATTTTACTTCTACGGCCAATACTTATAGATTAGCGACCACGACTGGAACGGATAATGAAGAGTTTGAATTAAACTTAGAGGATATTGATTGTCAGATTCAGCCATTAGACGATGCTCCTAGTGAAGATTTAGAAGGAAGCGTTGGAAAGGATTTTTTAATGTTTTGTGGAAGCAATGATATAATTGAGGGAGATAAAGTTGTTTCAAGTGGAACAGAATATCTTGTAAGAGGAGTTGAAAGTTATACTCTTCTTGGGGACTCACACATGGAAATAAGATTAAGAAAAACAATGTAATGCCTATTTCAATAAATATAAAATTAGATAAAGCAGACGAAGTTGATAGATATTTAAAAGAAAGACCGAGAGCAATAAGGAAAAGTATTTTTAATGCTATTAAAAAAACAGTTCTATCTGTTCAAGGAGAATCAAGGAGAAGGTCTCCTGTTGATACCGGAAGACTAAGGGCTTCAATAGAAACGAAGCAATATGAAAGTTTTTTGGAGGGTCAGGTTTACACCGGTGTAAGATATGCTATTGCTGTTCACGAAAATGAAAGAGCAAGACACAGGGTTGGAGAGGCAAAATTCTTAACTAATGCGGTAAATCATTTAGAGAGAAAAATAAATAAATTTTTTAAAGAGGCAATAACTGAATCATTAAAAAAATAGTATGGCAACAAGTGTAATTGGATTAATCCATTATAAAATCAAGGATATATTGGAAGCTGTTGTGTCAGAAGACGGAACAAGCAAAATTGTGGTTGTCTATAATTATCCTGAGTTCAAGCCGACTGGTTATCCATATGCATATATAGATTTTAGAGGAAGCGAGTCAATTGAGTTAAACAATAGAGAGGATAGAGTTTCATACTTGTTTGAAGTTGCTCTTATTCAAGAAAAGTTTGAAGAATTAAAAGGTCGGGCAAATGCGGAAAACACGGCCAGAGAAAGAGATTTTGCTGTGTCGGAAGCATTTCGCAATAACGGTGATTTGGATTTAGACAGCGTGATAAGGGTTAAACCTTTAAAGTCAGAGAAAACATATGTTGAAAACGGAACGAGAATTAAATCTATTATCACATTAGAAGTAGAAACAAAAGAAGACTCAACGATATGAATATAAAATGTTTAAAAAAGTGTATAACAGTTAATCCGGAAAAAAGTTGGTCGGCCGGAGAAACTATCAATCTGCCAGAAGAATTGGCAGAAAAATTATTAAAAAACAAAAACTTCGCTAAGGTGGGATCCGAAAAGGAACAAGCCGAACCGGAGTTAAAAAACAATGAGTTCAATAGGAAGAAAAGGTGGACTAGGGATAGGAATTGAGGGAACACCTGGAACGACAACCGAGATTAAAACTTTCTGTCCTTTTTTGGATTTAAGTTTAGCTGAAGCTCATACTCCAATAGGAGATAAGTCAGCCAAAGGAGTAAGAGAAGAGTTTGGCAAAAATCCAGTAGAGGGTAAAAAATGGGGAGAGGGTTCTGTTGAGGTGATACTTGATCCCGAAACAGCACCGGCTTGGTTTTCACTAGCACTTGGAGCTATTTCAAGCGCGACTGATGCTTTGACCGTTCACTCAATATATAGAAATAACTCTAATCAACCTTTGTCTGCGACTATTTATAGGAGCAGAGACGTTGATGAAGTTAAGTTTCCTTATTCGGTAGTTAACTCTTTAGAATTAAGCTTTGCTGATGATGTCGCTAAGATTAAATGCGATATTATGAGTAAGTATCCGGTTGCTGAAGGAGATACTCCTAGCTATGACGATTTAGAGCTTTATACTTTTAAGAATGCTTATCTTGAGCTAACAAACGGAGGGGCAACTTCTGAATTAAAAGTTAGAGAATTAACTCTAAACATAGAAAACAACATTGAGCCGATTTATGCTCCAAATAGCAATGATGTTGACAGATATGTATCTAAAAACTTTAATGTTAACGGTAGCTTTACCGTTCTTTTTGAAGACGAAACTCAAAAAGATGCTTTTAAAGATTTAACTAATCAAGCATTAAGCATTGTTTTTACGGGGAATGCCGGAGGAGAAACAGGCAAGATTACAATAACAATTCCTCAGTTTAGGGTGGATAAATGGACTGCCGAAACTCCAATTGATGATTTATCACAAGAAACGGTTGATTTTGTTGCTGAATATGACGGAACGACTACTGGTTGTATAACGGTTGAAGTTAAAAATCAAACTTATTCTTATTAGTATGATTATTAAAACACCGGTAAATAAAATTGAAGTTGAGTTAAAGGATTTTATTACTGGAAGAGAGGGAGAAGAAATTGATAAACCAATTATGGATGTTCGTTTTAAAATAGGAACATCGGGTCAAGGAAACGCTGAGATTAATGTTGGAGAAGCAATTAAAAAGTCAACCGAAATAGCAGTTGGGATTGTTGTTTTATCTGTTGACGGAAAAAAAGAAGATATCCTAAACTCGGTTTTAGACCTCCCTAAAAAGGATTATAAATTCGTTTTGGATAATGTGGATAAAATAGTTAGAGGAGAGGATTTTACAAAACCCTAGACAGTATTAAAAAGTGGTATCGTCTAGGGAAGGTGGCAGATAAAATGATTGTTGTTGCGATTTGTCAAGAAATGGGTTGGACTTATGATGAGTATTTAGATTCTCCAAAGTGGTTTATTGATTTAATCAAAACAAAACTAGAAATAGATAGCGAAAATCTTAAAAAAATAAAATGACAAGTGAAACGCTAAAATTTATTATAGATGCCGAGAACAGAACCGATAAAGCTTTAAGAGATGTTCAAAGAGGGTTGGAAGACGTTAGGTCAAAAGCAGAAAAACTACAACCGGCTTTTAAAAAGATAGCGATTGCTGGAACTGCTGCTTTTGGGGCTATTACGGCCGGAGCGATTTTGTCTGTGAACGCTGCTGCTGAAAATGAAGGAGCTTGGAACAAGTTTAATACCGTGTTTGGAGAACACGCAGGTGATATGGCAGATTTTGTAAAGGATATAAGAACTAGACTGCCTTCTGCAACGACCGACATTGTTAAAATGAGTTCAGGAATTCAAGATTTATTGATTCCTATGGGCTTCGCAAGAGATGAGGCAATGGGAATGACAAAAGAAACTCTTGAACTAGCTAATGCTTTGTCTGCTTTTAATGATGTTCCGGTTGAGCAGGTTTTAGATGCTATGATATCTGGGTTTTCAGGAATGACAAGACCGCTAAAACAGTTTGGCATTGATGTCCCAATTGAAAGATTACAGCAAATGGCCATAGAGGCAGGAATAGTAGAAAAAAACCTTAATGAATTAGATTTTGAAACACAAAGAACAGTAAAAGCTCAATTGATGTTAAAGGCTGCGTATGAAGATTCAGGTGATGCTTTGGCGGGATTTGAAGTTAATCAAGATAGCTACATAAGAAGAATGCAAGAAATGAAAGCTTCTATTTCAGATCTTACGAAGGATATAGGATACACATTATTGCCTATTTTTGACGATATTCTTAAAAAGATTTTACCAATTATATCCTCTATATCTGATTGGATTAAGGAAAATCAAGAACTGACAAAAGTGATTATTATCGTTTCCGGTGCTCTTGCCGGACTTCTTGCTGTTATTGGTTTTATTGGATTAATGTTGCCCTCTATAATTACTGGATTTTTATTTTTAACGGGTCCGATAGGACTTGTGATAGCTTCCGTAATGGCTTTGGTGCTTGCTGGAACGATTTTGATTACTAAATGGGATAAAGTTAAAAGCGGACTTGCTTGGATATGGGAAACAATGAGAGATATCATTATTGAGAGGTGGACAGAGATTCAAGATTTCTTCAAAAACATTTGGGATTCAATTGTTGAAATATTTAAAAGCTCAATTGAATGGATAGAAAACAAACTTAATTCTATTTTAGATATAGTTGATAGAGTTAAATCAGCAGGTTCAAAGATTAGTGGGTTTTTTTCTGGAATAAAAGAAGGAGTTGCGCGAACATTAGGGGGGAAGCAATTCGGAGGCGAAATACAGAGAACTGGAAATTATCTATTACACAAAGGGGAATCTGTTATTCCATCTAAAAAAGCTTCTTTGTCCGGAGGAGTAACGATTAACATTAATGGGGGATATTTCTTGTCAGAAAATGTCGCGGAAGAAATTGGAGACCAGATTATTAATAAATTAAAAAGAATAACAAAACTCTAATGGTTATTGTTATTACAATTGACGGAGTAGATAGAACGGAAAACATTGTTCTTGATAGTATTAACAAGCAAGACAATATTCACGAGCAAGTTGATAGCTTGAATTTTAATATATTGAAGTATGGCAGTTATTCTTATGAGCCGGAAATAAACAAAGAGGTTATAATGACAATTGATGGAGTTAGGGTTTTTGGAGGAGTGATCGTTTCTGTTGAAAAATCAATTAAAGACGGAAACATTGTGATGTATAGGGTTAAGTGTAGCGACTATATTCAATACTTGAACAGACAGATTGTAGTTGAAAAATACGAAAACAAAACAGTTGATTATATTATTAGTGATTTAATAACAAATTATACTACTGATGGATTTACTACTAACAATGTCAATTGTGAAAAAACAATTATAACAGTTTCATTTGACAGATTAAACGTTTCTGAATGCTTAAAAAAATTAGCAGATTTAGTTGGTTATTCTTGGTATGTTGACTACAATAAAGATGTTCATTTTTTTGGAAAATCGGGAGAATCTGCTTCATTTGGCATAACGGATTCTAATGGAAACTATATTCAAAATAGCTTATCTTTAAATGAAGGAATTGACCAAATAAGAAATAGTGTTTTAATAAGAGGAGGGGAAGCAGAAGGAAATTATCGCACAGAAACCTATGTTGGAGAAAATAATCAGCTTACGTTTCCACTAGGAAGCAAGTTCGCCTCTTTACCGGCCGTAACAGTTAACGGAGCTACCCAAACAGTTGGAGTTGATTTTTTAACAGAAGAAGACGATGCTGATTGCTTCTGGGATTATAATCAGAAGTATATAAGGTTCAAAATTAATATGAAAGATAGCGCGGTTGTTGTTGCTGGAATACCACTTTATCCAATTATTGTTAAAACCGGAGATTCAATTTCAATTAACGATTTTGGACTTTATGAGTTCACAAAAGAAGACAAATCAATTAAGAGTAGAGATGAAGCAATTGATATGGCTTTGGCAGAACTTAACGCTTATTCAAGCGGAATTGTAGAGGGGAGTTTTTCAACAGACCAATCGGGATTAAGAAGTGGACAAACTATAAACATTAATTCAACTTTATTAGACACCGATGAAGATTTTATTATTCAAAGAGTTAATTTTAAGATGATAACAAAAGATAAAGGACAATGGGATATTACTCTTGCGACAGCAAAAACAATGGGGATTGTATCCTTTCTTCAGGAACTTTTAAGAAAAAAAGAAATTAAAGAAAACGAAATTGAAAGTTTACTTAATTTTTTTCAATTTGATGACCCTGCCAGTATAACAGATTCAATTGGAACTCCAAGCACGAGTAGTCCTCCCTATGTTTGGTATTCAGGAACAGAAACAAATTATATTCGTTGGAATTTATTTACTTGGACATAATATGAAGGGAACTTATTTAATAAAAAAATATAAAGACGGAAAATTAATTTGGCAATCAGAACCAATGGAAAATTTGATTATGAAATCAAGTGGTTATGGATTAAATCTAGTTATGAGGCAGTTGGCAGGAGATACCACCTATGGAATAGAAATAACCAAAGCCAAAATAGGAGATGATGATACTGCGCCGACAGATAATGATACTGACTTAGGGAACGTGTTGGTTGACAATATAGATATTGCCTCTCAATCTGTTTCAAATAATATTTTAGTTTTAGAGATTTTTATTTCAGATGATGATTTACCGGATGATGATTACAAAGAATTCGGTCTTTTTATAGGAAATCAATTATTCGCAAGAAGTGTAATATCGCCAACTTATACAAAAGCGTCGGGCGAAGACACGACAATTGAATATACAATAACAAGTAATAATACATAATTATGAGCAGAAAAACATCAAAAGTTTCAGGAGGAGATACTGGAACAGTAGAACAACATAATGATTTAAGAGACGAAGCAAGACAGTCGTCAGCTTTAATGGCGTATGCTGTTTCTTCAACTTCAACATTAGCTTTATTGATTAATGAAGGTATTGCTTATTTTGGAAAAGATATCGTTGATTTTGACGGAGGATACACTCCTGTTTTTAGCGACCCTGCTTCTAGTTCAAGAATTGACGT